CTCGGCGAGCATGGCGGCTCGGTCCCACGGCGGCTTCTGGCTGTTCGGGTTGTTCGCCCAGCAGTCCACGCCGATCACCGGGTCCCGTAGCGGCACGTACAGGTTGGGGGTGCCGCCCGCGGTGACGAGCGTGCAGAACCCCGACGCCGACCAGGACGTGTTGTCCTTCGGCAGAGTGGTTGCCACGCGGTCGCCGACGACGGTCTTCAGCCAGGCTTCGGCGACGAGTTCGGTCGTGGCCCGCAGACGGAGGCTCATGCGGTCCTCCGCTGGAACAGAGCGGGACGCAAGTACGGGTTGGGCGCGGTGCCAGGGTGGTTGACGCGCGCCACCGGATGATCCGCGCCCGGCCAGTACAGGGCCTTCTTGTTGCGCGGCAGGATCACGTGCGGCGGCGTGCCGAGTTCGACATCGGAGGCGTAGTTGCAGTCGAGAGAGCCGACCCGCAGCACCTTGTCGTGGCATTCAGCGCGCAGCGAATCGTGCAGGCGGCCAGAGCGCTTCGGCACGTAGTCGCGGGCGTCACCGAGGATGGCGTCGCCAATGACGTCTTCCATCCACTCGTTGATCGCCGCATCAACATGCGCACGCGCCGAAGGGTCGATCCGCACACCGGATCGCGCCATGGCCGCCCTCCTCTCCAGAGAGTGGTCTCGTACGGTGGCCGCCCGGTCTCCCCAGGCTGGTGGCCCTGTTCGGTTGTCAGGTCGTGCGCCGCAGATCCAGTCGAAGATCAGCCGCGACCGCAGGGTTCGTCATCTGCGAAACGGCGTCGACGATGTACACCACCCCAGTGCGCTCATCCCGCAGCCGGTCCTGATCCGTGATGTCCGTGCCGGCCGTGACCCGGCCGACGGCGTAACGGACGATCCGCGGGGTGGGGTCGTCGCGTGTGGTGACGCGGCGGGACTGCTCCGTCAAAGCGATCGGGACACCGGTCTGCACGGCGGTATCGGTGTCGGTCTCGTCGCCCCACGCGTCTTCAGTCGTTCCGCGGAGCACGGCAACGGTGGTGGTGGCGACGGCTAGCACGGGCCACCGTCCAAGCCGATGGGCTGCCAGCGAGGGTCATCATCGTCGGCGACGGCGGAGGTGAGGTTCATGGTCCGCGGGATCTGCCCGTACCCGCCACGGGCGCCGATCTTCAGGGGGCGTATCCGCTTCCACGACAGGCGGTCGATGGCCCTCTTGGCGAGTGGGGCCAGGATGAGGGCGTTGGCGTGCGCGAGCGTGCCGCTGACCTGGTCCTGGTTGAAGTTCGTGAGGTCGACGTTGGTGAACGCGTCCGGGTGCTGGGTGATCCACGCTGTCTGGTAGGCGACCGCCAGCTTCAGCAGCCGAAGGTTCTTCGGGCTGACGTTGCCCGCGTCGGAGGCGTCGGTGGTGGTGTCGGCGAACACCTCGATCACGGCCTGCGCCTGTTCGACCTGCGCTGCGGTGACGTTGAGGCCGGTGTACGTGAGGACGTCACTGGTCGTAGCCCACGTCATGGCTGCATCACCTGCCTGACGGACACCTCGTACACCCACACACCGTGGCCCGTCTCTGCGAGGCGGGCGTCACCGCGAGGCGTGAGCCCAGCCTTTGCCGCCGCGTCGATGGTGCCCTGCCGGTAGGCGAGATGGGTTTCCTCATCCGGGCCATCAGGCTCGGCATCGAACGTCTTACGGAAGACGAACGGACCGGCCGTTGTGGGCGGTTCGAACGCGGCAGTCTCAGCCGCCCCGCGTACCGCGTCACCAGACAGCACACGCTCACCCTCCGCGAGGGACGGCTGCCGCTGCTCGGCATCGGCATCAGTGAGGCGCTGGATCAACTCGGCACGCGAGCGCGCCGTACCGAGACCGCGGGCCTGACACGCCTCCCGCAGCTCACCCACGCTCAACTGCCCGTAATCCATAGCCTCTCCAAAAGTGTTCAGCCGGTGCCGCCGGGGTGGCACCCACCCAATCCCCGACGGCAGTCCGATGGCCGGCTAGTCCGTGATCCGCTCCAGTACCGCCAGCGCCTTCTCATGGCCGACGTTGAAGCCCTTCCGGACACGGATCTTCACCGCGGTGTCGTCCGTGGTGTCCTGCGCGCGGGCCTGGTCGACGAGGATCTCGCCCATGGACCGGTCGCCCCGCTTCAGGAACTGCCGGTTCACGTAGAACAGCAGGTCGTTGCCCGTCGGGGACTGCGTGTTCGTCGCCGACACCTTGCAGCCGCGAGACCAGGCGATCGGAGCGTCGAACAGGGTGTCCGGGGTGCCGCCCGTGCCCTGGATGAAGATGGGCCGGCCCTGCGCGTCAAGGCAGTTGCGGAGCGCGTCACGCCAGCCGGGGGAGGCGATGACGAGCTGGTCGGCGAGCGACCAGTACTTGCCGGTCTCCACCTTCTTGAACGTAGCCGACAGCTTCTCGTAGAGGCTGGTGCCGACGGCCGGGGAAGCGATCGAGGTGAGGTCGTCGTCCCACGTCAGGTAGTTGTCGTCGGCTGTGTACGAGGTGGCGGAGTTGGTGGTGCGCAGCGACTTGTACGCCGACGTGAACGGGATGGTGGTGCCGTTCTCGGTGCCGGACACGGCGAGGCACGCGTTGTCGAAGGTGTCGGCGTAGGAGATCGCCCAGTCCTGGCCCTTGGTCTTGATCGTGTCGATCACCGAGTCGGCGTCGGCGAGGTCGTCCTCGTCCACCACGAACAGCGAGTTGAACTTGCGGGCGGTCAGGGTGATGTAGTCGTTCGTCGACGTGTCGGCGGTGTACGTGCCACCCGCGTTCACGGACAGTCCGCCGGAGCGCAGAACGCGCTTGGTGGCGGTGGTCATCTTGTGGGGGCGGGCGAACTTCTCGATCGCGGAGTCCTGGAGAACCCGGGTGATGACGGAGTCGTCCCACTCGATCGGGATCCAGTTGTCGATGATGTCGGTGGAAGCCACCTGGGCACCTCGGTTGAGACAGGGGGCTCACGGCCCGCCACGGATGGGGGATGCCCTACCTGGGCGGACCTGTGAGCTGCCTGCTCGAACCTGTGCAGGAACCCGGAGGTTCCGTTGTGTGCCCGTACCTGGGCTACTTGCCGCGAAGCACCCGCCTGGCTACCTGCTCAGCCCATCCTTCAGGCTCGGGCGCCGGGGGCTTCTTGTCGGCAGTGTCAACCTTAACGGCCGGTACGCCATTCTGGCCAGAACCGGCGGCTCCATTGGACGGAGTGGCAGGGTTGCGGCTGCGCTTGAAGCCCTCCGGGAAGATCTTCTTGACGCTCTCGATGCGTTCCCGGAGATCGTCCTCGTCGTCCAGGTCGACCTCATCGAAGTCGACCAGCGGCATGATCAGCTCCAGTCGTTGGCCGTTCCACCCGGCGTCCGACAGCGCCTTGTTGAAGCTGCTCACCAGCTTCTTCGCGCCGCGCATTCCCTCGATCCTGGCCTCGGCGACGGCCCGGTCGATCTGCTTCCTCATCTCCGTGTCGCTGATGCCTTGCGACTGCTCCCCTTTCGGCTCCGACGCCGGCTCGGGCTCGGGGTCCGGCTGAAGCTTCTGTCCGGTCTTCGGGTCGTAGCCTGCGGCCTTCAGCCACTTCCGGCGGTTCGCCGCCTCAGCCGAAGCCGAACGCAACTTCTCCTGGTGCTCCTCCCACTCTTCGCGGGTAGGGGGAGCCCAGTCGTCCACGGGCGCCGGGGCGCCTTCCGGCTCGACAACGGTCTCGGGCTGTGCAGCCTCTTCGGGGTTGGGTGCCATCAGGTTCTCCTTCATGTGCGGCTAGCCGCGGTCGCGGCAGCCTGACGCCGGACGCGCGCAGACAGGCCGCGCTGCGCCAGCAGTGCTTGGGCCGCCCGGCGGCGGCTGGCGTGAGATTCGGAAGGCCGACCGCGGCCGGCAGCGATACTGGTCAAGGCCTGGTCGCGAAGCAGAGCCGGAAGGGTGCCGGGCCCTGTGCCCCAGTCCGGTAGCCACGGCACTGCCCGGCACCTGCAATTCGGGTGCGCCGGCGGCCCGTCCAGGGGAGCCTTCGTCGCGCTGCGGGCGTTGGGGTCCATGGACAGTCCGCCGGGGAAGCGGCCGTCGCGGTCGGATACCCGTCCGGCGTAGGCAAGGCAGGTGACGCACGCGTCAGGCTCCGACACCCACAACTGGTGGGCCCCGTAGTGCCCGGCGGCCTGTGCGGCGCCACCATTGACCGCGCGATGGATGGCCCAGGCGACCGTCTGCCGCACCAAGCCGACAGCCCGACGCGCAGCGGCCAGCCCGGCGATGACACCCCGCCAGCCGCTGCCTGACACCATCCGAGGCGACAACAACCGTCCCGCCATCCGCAACTGCTCCGCCGCCACACCCGCGAGAGTTGCCGCCGCACGGGCAGCATCCTCAGGAACCGCGACGCCCGGCACCTCGTGGTGTCGCCCCGTCGCACGGGTCAGGAACCCGGCCGCATGCCGGGCGCCCATCCGTGCGGCATCCTCCAGCGCCCCGTCCAACACTCGCTGTGCCCTGCCTGGTAGGCCGCGACTCGCCTGCTCCACATCCGCCCGCACACCCGTCAGTAGCCGGGCCAGTTTCACGCCCGCGCCAGCGGCGGTGAGTGCACCGAACGCGGTGATCCACGCGGCGAGGGCGACGGCTATCAGGGCGGCAAGTTCCGCGCCTGCACCACCTTCGGCCTGCCGCGCAATCTCTTCCTCCAGAGCGGCAGCCTCGTCCGCTTGGGTGCCCTGGACGAGGTCGGCGAGTTGCTGCGGGGTGGCGGGCGCGGGCATCAGCGGTTCGCCTCACTGTCCCCGAGTCGCGACGCCGCACCGAGAACCTGATCAAGGAGGGTGGTCACCTGTTCCTGAGAGACGGCGCCAAGCTGCACGCCCGTGCCCAGAGCTTGCACGGCGTTACCGAGGGAGGTGAGGAGGTCGACGCGGCGCTGCAACTCGGCATCGTCATCGAGGTCGGACATCCACGCCTCGACCAGCTCGGGCGGGCAGCCAGCCTCGATCAGGGAGCGTTCGCGCGGAACTCCGGCCTTCACCTTGGCGTCGACGGTGGCCCACCCTTCGGTGTCGTCGCGGTAGTCGGCGGGCTGCCAGCGCACTGTCACCGTCACGTCGTCGAAGCCGAGGAGCTGAAGGGCGAACTCGAAGGCGTCGGCGTGCGTGGCACCGAAGCTGCGCTGCCGGGCCTGGACTCGGGCGGTGAGGGAGGCGCGCGCTTCCCGACGGGCCTCACCGGAGATGGCGTCCCCAGTGGAGTCGAACTCCTGGAACGGTGTGCTGGTGACCTGCGCCATCGCCTTCACGTACCGGTCGAACGGCGCCAGGTACACCTGAGGGTCGGCGGCCGCGAACTGGCCGACACCCTTCAGGCCTTGCAGCATCCACAGTTCGCCAGGATCGTTGCGCAACTGCGAGGGGTTGAGAGGGGACTCCGGGTCGCCGTCGAGGTCCTCGGGGTTGTCCGGGTCGAAGTCCGCGCCCTGCATGCCGGACTGGTCCACCTGCGGATCGATCAGTCCGTACCGTTGCGGCAGCGACTGAAAGTCCACCGTGGACAGATGCGCGGGCACCAGTTTGTTGATGGCAGCCTGCGGCCCGTACGCCGCATAGTGTTCCGGCCTGCCGTACGGGCGGGCGGTGCGGTAGTGGAAGAACGGGATGATGCCGTACGGGTTCGGCAGCACAGCGTCCTGCCCGTCACCGGTGTACGGCTCCCACTTGTCGTTCTTCTTCGTGTGCTTCCCCGACCACACCCAGCGTTCGATCCGCGCCGGCTCGTCCCCTGCCTGCGGGTACCAGAGGTCCGCGCGGATCGTCTGGTCCTTGCCCGAGCCGGTGCACCAGGACTTGATCGCGAGTTTCTTGCGGAGCGGGTTCTCCTCGTCGTAGATGACCCGCACCGTGGCAGCGGAGTTGACGAGCATGTCGACGCCGATGACGTTCCCGGAGTCGTCGGTGTCGGGCCACACCATGAGGTAGGCGTCACCCTGGGAGCAGGCGCGGACGTGGAGGCCGGGGAGTTCCTCGTCGAGCTGGTTCCGTTTGATCAGGGCGCTGATCTCGGCATCCGCGTCGTCGTCGCCGGTGGTGATGGCGGTGATGTGGAGGCGGTCGGTGACGGCAGTGACGGGGATGCGGGCGAAGTTGATCTCGTCGAGTTCGTCGAGGTTCGACTTGGCGAGCATGCGGGCGACCTTGTCGGACGCGAAGATCTCATCGACGTCGCCGTCGAAGTACGCTTCCGCTTTCGCGTAGCCGGGCCGGGCGGCGCACAGTTCGGTGTAGGCGTCGATGAGATCTGTTGTGCCTGCCATCCCCGCACCTCCACCGTGACCTTTGAATCGAAGGTTACAGCGTCAATTCAACACCACACATGAAGGCGGATAGCTATCTCGGGCTGATAGACCGCACAGCAACGCGCTTCCTCGGCGGAGCCAGGTCGCGGTGAGCAACCACGTAGCGCATCCCGTCCATGCCATGATCGTCCTGCTTCACCGGGGCCTCAGGCGAAGTGCCTCCCGGCTTCGTCGCCCACACGTAGCCGGTGATCTCCTCCTGTGTGCACGCAGGCTTCCTGGCCTCATCGAGTTCTTGGTCCCGCTCCACCAGCACGTTACGCATGATGAAGATCCGCGGTTTGCCGTCGCCAGCCGTCTTCATCCGCGAACCCACAGCCTGGATGCCCGCACGCACGGACTTACGCGCTGCAACTGTCCTCAACTTCAGATGCTTTTCGAGGGTGGCCCGGTCCTCAGCATCGTGATCACAGATGACGGCGCGTGGTTTCGGCTCCTTCCACGCCCCTGACGGGTACACCATGAGCGCGCGTGCTGTACGGGCGTGGTCTTCTACGAGCCTTCGGGAGTGGTAGATCTCCCGATAGAGGAAGAGGCGCCCATCGGGGTCCTCGGCCCACCACTGCATGACGAACGGGTTTGTGAACCCGAAGTCCACTGTGATCCAGCGCGGCCAGTCGTAGGGGATCTCGAACGGATCGACGATGTGCACGGCCTCGTCGAACTGGTCGTAGATCAGGCCCTCGGCCGCAGCCCAGATCCCGTCCTTGAGCCGTAGCTTGCGCACGCCCGTAAGCGCATCGAGCTTCGCGAAGTACGCTGCGCCCACCTGGGTTGGAGTGCCGTCGGCGTCCACGTACGCCGGATTGTCGACGTGGCGGGACACCAGCATGCGGGCCGCGCCACGGTCACACCGTTGCTTGATCCAGTGGGTTGGCGCGGACGGGTTGCAGGCGCCCATCTGCTGCTGCCACGACAAGCGGCCGTTCCGCAACCTGGTGCCGACAGATTCCCAGTCGTTCAGGGTCAGTTCGGTGGCCTCGTCGCCGAATACCATGTCGTACTCGGCCGACATGATCTTTTCCGGCTTGTCCATTCCGGCGACATCAACCTTGGCCCCGTTTGAGTAGCGATATCCGGGAGCCTCGCGGGCGCTTCCGCCGAACCATGTGACGATGCCTCGCGCCAGGGCGTCAGCGGCCACCTTCTTGTCCCACGTGACCAGTGTCGTCGACCCGAGACTGACGGCTGTCTTTCGGAAGATGAGGAAGCGGGCATCCGGATTGTGCAGCGCTGTGAGGTGTACACGGAACAGGCAGGCCAGCGACTTTCCAGTGCCCGCCGGCCCTGCGATGAAGACTTCGGACTGCCTTTCTCGGAAGAGTTCCAGCGCTGCGCCGCGGGGCTCGTAGCGGACGACGGCAGCCGGGGGCGCGGCGGTTGTCACGTCAGGTCCGCAGGGTCGACGCCGACGACCTCGTACCTCACGGCGCCGGATACGTTCACCTTCGTCTCGGCATCGAGCCCGTACAGGCGCCGGTAGCTCTCCCTGATCTGCCTCATCTCGCGGAGCGCGGCCAGCTTCGGGCCGTCGTCGAGGATGGGCTGATCCTGGTCGTCCTTGACGATGTGGCCGTGGGAGACGACAACGTGGTCGCGTTCCAGGATCTCCATGGCCGCGACGAACAGGTCGTCGAGCTGCTGGGCTTCGGAGGCGATGAGTTCCGCGCCGGCTTCGCGGATGACGGCTTCGCGGCAGCGTTGAACCGCGCGCCAGGCGTCGCTCTTGTTGCTGTAGCCGACGGCGTCTGCGATCTGCTGGTAGCTGAGTCGGGGGTTCTCCGCTTTGAGGCGCGCGGCTTGGGCGGCGCGGTCGGCGGTGTTCTGGCTGGGCTCGAATCGGCCGGTGTTGTTGTTGTGGGGGCGGTCGTTGGGGTGGGTCATGGTGGGCGCCTCCTGCTGCCTGTACCTTTGAATCGTAGGTCAAGGCACCCGTTCAGGCTTCGATTCGATTGCCGGTGGTGTGGGATGGTCTCCAGTAAGGGCGGACGCGCAGGCTTCGTCTACCGGTCGCGCTTCTCGGTGTACAGGGCGTTGCGCAGGCAGGGCGCGTCGAAGTCGAAGGCCGCGAGGATCTCGAACGCTGGCAGGACTGCCATCCAGCGATCGGCCATGGCTCGAAAGGCCGCGAGGACTCGGCAACTGCGGGGACGTAAGCGCCGCTGAGGGGCGACGGGTAGGGGAAAGGGCCCCGGAGCTTGAGGCTGCTCCGGGGCCCTTGAACGTTTGTAGGGTGACAGGCCGCACGCTCGCCCACTTTCCACGGCCGGTAAGCATGCTGCCTGTCACCCGAAGGTGCGGTGCCTGAACACGCACAGCCCAGTGTAGGGGCAGCTCTCCTCGAACTACACCGCAGTGAACTCCACCGGCTGTCCGTTTGGCTTTGCTTTTCCTGCGGGCGTCTACGCCTTGATGCTGGCGTGCTTCTTGTGCGGCCAGTCGAGGAGCGCGACGTGGACGACGCCGGTGATCAGATATGCCCAAGACGTGTAGCGGATGACCTCCCGCCAGAACGTTCCCCACTGATGGATGTCGACCTCTGCCACTGCGGCAGCGATGGCGACGCCGCTGAGGATCGTGTACACGGCGGCGGTGCGCCAGCCGACGACCTGCCGGCGCCAGGCGACGAGGAACGGTACGAACGTGAGGGCGGTGGCGCTGACGGCCGGTACGGCGGCCCACGCCCATCGCTGCCAGGGTTTGGGGTACATGGGTTGTCTGGCGGTGTGGCGCATGGTGTCCCCCTTGGGGTGGTGCGGTGGGTTGGGGGACGGTATCGGATGTGTGGACGGTGTGAAGTCGTGTGGGTGGTTCTGTTACCGGGGCGTGGCAGTGCCCCCGGTCCCTGGTGGGGTCGGGGGCACAGGCGGAGGCGGGGTCAGGCGTCGCTGCTCGCTTGGTTCAGGTGGTCCATCGCAGCGAGGAGCCTGTTGGCCAGGTCTGGGTGGGTGTCCGCGATGCGCGCGTGGGCTTCCTGCCAGACGGCGGGGTCGTTGCATCGCTGCTCCCAGTTGGGGTCGGCGAGGCTTCCGGGGAGGGGGCCGTCGGTGCGGCAGTGCTCGCACCAGCGGCGGTAGGCGCCGGGGTATTCGATCTCGCATTCGCAGTCGGGGTCGCGGTAACGCATGTGGTTGCTCCTGTCGTGTCGGGTGGTCAGGCGGGGGTGATGGAGCGGGGCCGGACGCACGTGACGACCGCGTCCCCGGTCTCGTCGCGGAGTTCGAAACGGACACCCGGCAGGCCGTGTCCGTCGACGCAGCCGAGGCACAGGCAGGGGTGCGCCTCGTATCGACCGTGCAGGGCGGTGAGACTGCCGTGGTAGGTGACCAGCATGCCGGGCGTCCAGGCGGTCAGCGGGTTCAGCACGAGGGCTCCTAGGCGGCGAGGCGGAGGGTGGCGGCGCAGGCGACGTAGGCGGGCTTGCGGGGCCGGTAGATGACGGCGATCGCGGCGACCTCGGCCGGGGTGTACCGGGTGCAGGTGCGGGCCTTCACGTTCTTGGCGTAGCTGATGCCGGGGGTGCCGGTGACGCCGGCCTTGTCGGCGTTCTTGCGGAGGGAGCCGGCCACGGTGCGGGCTTCCTTGATGCCGAGTCCGGCGGCGACGCAGTGGGTGGCGAGGGTGGCGACGCCCTGGCGGCGGATCTTGGCGGCGGCGCGCTGGGTGCGGGTGCGGGTCTTGAGGGTGGCGCGGCGGGTGCGGTTGGTGGCGATCATCTTGGGCTCCCCCTGACTTCGTCTTGCTGACATAGACAACGTTAGGGCAGTGCGAGTAACCTTGTCAACATGAATGAGTCGAAGTCTCCGGATGGTGCGGCGATAGACTTTGTCTACGCCACATCGACAGGGGAGCCCATGGCCGACCCGAACGCCGACTACTGGACCGTCACCGACATCGCCGACCACTGGGGCGTCACACCCCAGACCATCCGCACCTACCGATCACGTAAGCGCGGCGAACTCCCCGAGCCCGACAACGTCTTCGGCCGCTCGCCCGTCTGGCGACCCGCGACCATCCTCAACTTCCAGCGGCCGGGCCAAGGCGCGCGGACCGACCTTCACGACAAGGAGCAGA